GTACTATTATTAATATACTTTTATTATCTAATTCTGGGTGCATTAAATAGAATCGTACTAGTGAATAAATTATTAAAGATTTGCCAGATGCAGTTGGTGATACTAACACTAACCGTTCATTATTAACTGCATGATAAATTGATTCAATTTGATAATCTCTATATGTGAGTGGAACCCCACCAGACATTGGTTTAATATGTGTTAAAAAATCGTTTAAATCTTTTTCTTTGAATTCTAATTTATTAGAATTTCCACATGATTTATCATAATTTATTTCATATTTATTAATTTTACAAAACTCGATAATACTATTTTTAAGTCCAGTATATATCTTTCTATTTACTGGGTTAAATAATCGAATATTACCATCCCATACTTTACTTTTATAAGTTGGCATAAATTCAGCACCAGGAACTTTAAATGTAAAATAATCAACAAGTTCTTTTAATATAAACATTTCTGATGAATCTATTTGCAAATAAGATTCATCAAGTTTATATAACGTTATAGAATTATTAATATCCAATACCCGCTTCGAACTTTTTCCAATCTATATAATTTTTAATAGCCCATGATTTGGCATTTATTTGATCTAAAGTTTTATCAATAAATTCTAAAGTTTGTGTCAATTTATCATATTTTAATTTTAATGGGATTAATATATCATCACTGTCAATAAATGGAGATAATTCCGTTTTACTTTTAATTAAAAAACCATGATGGTCCCAATTTAATTTATTTAATTCTTTATCTGATAATTTTCCATAATAATATAAAGTACGCAACCCACACATTCTTCTATATTCTATACTTTCAAATATTAATATATCTTTGGATTTTTGTTGATATTCTAACCATTTTCCTATCATTAATTGTGTTGATACAATCGTATTATCAACATCAAGTTCATTAATTTCTAAATCCTTTTTTGCTTCTTGTATCAATTCATTCAACAATGTCATATATCTTGAACTGTTAAATATGTAAATTGAAAATCTACTATACCAGCAGGATGATTAGTAACTGTATCCGTAGTTGTCATGGGTATTTCTATCAAATTAACAGGAAACAAATCATAAAAAGACATTAACTTTATTTCTCTATTATTATTGTTATATAATATTAATTTTCCTGTTGTTGTTGGAGTATCGTATCCATCAAGGGTTTTCTTTTTTTCCATAAATTCTACATATTGTTCATGTCGTTCAGGGAATCCTAAAGCAGACATCCATTCGTACACTTGATACCAATTACTTAAATCTTCATTAATTAAAAAAGTAACAGTTAATGTACCATATGTTAATTTATCTCCAGGATGTTTTATTTGCACTAATGGAGTTTCAACTGATACTTCACCAATTGATATTGATGGTATATTGACCATTTGTATAAATCCACTTAATAGCGGACATACTGGAACATTTAATTGAAATGATTGATTATTAAAATAATTTAAATTTGAAGTACCTACTAATTGCATAACTGCCACCATGATTAACTGTATATTATATTTATAACCTAAATTTAAATCAAAAAAAAAGGTTACCGAAGTAACCTTTTAATGTTTTTCTTAATGATTATTATTATTATTATAATTTCATTAAGATTGTTTAAAACCTAAGAAGATAATGTCATTAAGTTATCAACTCTAAATAAACGATAATATACGTTTTGACGAGCATCTAAACCAGTATGACTTGTACTTTCTCTACCAGTTGCAAATGGGTTAGAAGCCAAACCGTAACGAGTTTTAAAACCAATTTTAGGTTGGAAAGTTTCATGACCAATTGCACGAACCATTTGTAGTGGAACGTAAGGGCAATAGAAAATACCAGCATCATATGGTGAAGTACCTTTATAACCTAAACATACCATTTCATAAGCACCAGCAGCATCAAAATATGGATCAATGTATACTTTGAGTTTACCATTCAATACACCAACAAAAGTAGAACCAGTATCATCCGGATCTAATTGTTTATTACCCAATAAGGCAGGGTTGAAGTCTAAAACACCAGCCAATGATAATGCAGATGCAACATCAGATGAACAAATCATCATGTTAGCTTTACCACGACGAGTTAAACGAGCAATCATATTTGATTCTCTTTCAATTTGAAATAACAAACCTTTAAATTTCTCAACAGACCAACGACCATCAGCATCACTACTCAGATCAAAAATACCTTTAGTAGTTGTACCTGACGTAGCACCTAATCTAGCAACACCATATACAGTACGAATAACTTCTCTGTTTATCTCTGCAACAATTTCAGTTGATAAGATGTTGGATAACTCAGCCTCTGCATCTAAACCATGAACAGCTTTTAAATCTTGAGCCAATTCAGTAGTATACTCTGCTTTTAAAGCACGACTTTCTGCGGTAACAGTAACACGTTCAATTGAGAATGCCATCTCGTTGAAATCACCACCATGACCCATCTTATTTGATGATGCACCAGCAAATGCGCCTGTTGTACTACGTTCACCAAGTGTTTCAAGATCGGATACAACTCCACCTCTACCAGTGGTATGAAGATGGGAAATATTATCTAATATTTTAGCACCTTCAGCATAAATTCCATAGTATATACCTGCTGGAGTCTCAGGATTTGATACGGTACCGGAACCGACGATTGCCGCTGCAGCTTCTCCAGTGGTTACCACGTGGACTGTGTTGCCTGCGAATGGATCAGTGCCGTGGTGAGGAGATTCGATTGGGGTTGCCGAGAAGGCACTATCAACTTCGTCAAAGAAAGTTTCAGGTCTTGTGCCATCAGCACGATTGACATAACGTGAACGCATCGCAAAGATTAATCCAGTTGGTCCAGACATTGGTTGAACACCTAAGACATCATATGCCATTAAATTAGGCATAGTACGTCTAACTAGTGCGATAAGTACTGGATCCATACCTTTGAACTCACCTTCACCACCAACTGTTGGACTCATACCACCACCAACTATGTTAGTACCTTCCGACATTAATAATTGTTCTTCTTTAACAGCTTTTTCTTGGTTCTCCAATAAAATCGCACATACAGCTTTTTTGTATGGGTCAGAAATTGGTGAAATATTTTCATGCTCTAAAACGGGTTTCCATTTTTTTTGTAATTCTTCAGATAAATGCATTTTAGTGTACATCCTATTCTCCTTTTTATTTTTTATTTTATTAAATTATTGTAATACTTTATATATTTATAATTATTACTATTTACATCTTGACAATGTGCTTGTATAATGCGTCATCACGCTATTTTCTTGTGATTCATTAAGTTCTTTCACAATAGGAGAATCTTCAATAGCAGTGTCTAATGCAGTTTCTTCCAATATATTACTTTCAGTAAGAGTATCCCCTTTAGAAAAATAACTTTCAATAATAATATTTATTTTATCATTGAATTTTTCTACTGATGAAAATTCTAAATTTTCACTCAATTTCTTAACTTTTTCGGTTTGAATTAATGTCAATCCTTCAGTTAATTTATTTATAATATCATCACGTTGTGATACCATTATTTGTTCTGTTAATTTAATATTTTTTTCAATTTGAATATTTAATTCAGATTCTAATCGTTTTTCATTTTCTTTAGATTCTTCATATATATCTAATTTTTCTGTAGGAATATCAATATAGTTTGTTTCAAACACATCTTTAAGTCCTGATATAAAATTTTCTAAAATAGATGATTTAATTCCACTTTCTATTGCTATTTTATTTTCAGTAACCCATTCTTCTACTGCATATGTTAAATACTTATTCATATCTTCTATTAATTCAATATGCATATTTTCAGTAACAGTAGATAATTCAGAATCATATTTCTCTTTATACTTTGAGTCAATAAGTTCAATATGTTCATTAATTTTTGTTAAAACCGCAGTTTCGTATATACTTTTTACCTTCTCTTTATATTCATCAGAAAAGTCATGTCCAGATAAAAGAGCATCAGTATCTTCTGAAATATCTATATCATCAGACGTTAATTTAATAGGGACTTCTTCTACTTCTTCTACTACTTCTACTGTATCTTCTACTGTATCTTCTACTGTATCTTCTATTACTTCTTCTGTATCTTCTACGGTGTTACTTACTGTTGGACTCATACCACCACCAACTATATTTGCGTTTTCAGATACTTCGTCAGTATCTTCAATATTACACTCTTTAGGTGTGATTAATTCATCTTCCGACTCATCAATGACTGGCTCGTCATCAACAACTTCTTCCCGCAAATCTTTAAAAATAGTATCCCAATCAATATTATCCCAATGAATATTTTTATATTCTTCGAATTGTGTCTTCATTTTAGTCATACTAGTTTCTAAATCTTTAGATGATTTAGATTTTAAAGCAACTTTTAATAATTTAGTGTTATTAAGAATATCAAGACTTGCTAGAGAGGTGGATATTTTATCCTCTAGAATTGTCTCGTCATCTTTAAATTTTTCATTGTCCATCAGTTTCTCCCAATTTTAGTTTTTTTTTACATATAATATTTATAATATCTTACAATTTATTTAAAAAATCTTCAAATATTTTTATTTTAGTTTTTTCAATATTTGACATACTTTCTTTTTTTATTAATTTATGGTAATTATCAATATTATATTCACTAATAATTCCATTAGACCACACCCATTCTCTCCCTTCCATAATACCATTTACAAATGCATCTGGCGCCGATGGATCGGCAACTATATCGGCTGCTGTTGCTAAATGAAAATCATCTTGCACAGTATTTAATCCTTTTTTTTCCTTTATAGAACCCATACCTCTAGAAGATACTCCCAACCTTGCACCTTCATTTATAAGATTTTTAACAATAGATCCATATGGTGTCTCTGTCATAATTTTAGCCTTACCGATAAAATTATTACCATCTTGATATAATTCTTTAATTAAATGTGACACCCGTTCTAAATTAATAGATGGACCACTTGGATGTCCAAGTTCTCCAAATGCCCTACCTTTATCAATATATTCGGCCGAATATCTTTTAACTTCTTTTTGCAATACGGCGGTTGGATATAATCTGCCATTACGATTCTTTATATCTGACTGTAAAAAAATACCTTCAATATACATATTTTTAGATTCATCTTCAATAATATAATTGATATCTTCATATATTTCAGTAATAAGTTTCATATTACATACCTCTTCTTTTATTCATAGAAATTGCTCTTTTTCTATTAGAAGTTGCAGATTTACCTTTACGTTTTTTAGCAGACTTTTTATTTCTTAATTTCAACATAAGACGTTCTTTAGTGCTTATTTTAATTTCTTTACCATTTATTACTTTAAACCCATCTTTATTTGATAATTTTTTTATCTTTCGTTCACCATTCCGTATAACTTTTTTTCTAGTTATACCTTCTAGTAATGTATATTCTATAAAACTTTTCATATTAATATCCTTTAAAATCGTTTATCATCTGGTTCTTCAGGTTCATTGTATTGTGCAACCTTCAATTCTTTTTTAATCTCATCATCTATCTGACTTATTTCTTCATCATTCATCTTCAAAATATTTTTACGAATCCATTCATTTGACCAATATTTTCCAATTAACCCTATGTTGTCCATATCTGTTATCATAGATACACGATCCCGTAATACTTCAGAATCTTGAATTTCATTATAATATGAATTTTCATTATATATAACATTTAATTCATATTTAATATCTTCCCATTCTTCTTGTGATATTATATTTTTTAATATCAACTGAGTCTTTAATAAATCATAAAATAAATTATCAAATCGATTTCTCAGTCTTCTAATAAATCTATCAAATTTCATTTCATCTCTATTTATTTCTGTAGCCCTACCTAATGCCATAGAATTTTCAGATTCTAACCGTGATACCGGTACATTTAATGATTTATATAACTTCTTTTGAAAATATATTATATCATCAATTTCACCTAAATTAGTACCACCTGGCAATGTATCAATCTGTGCAGAGTTACCTTCCCTACGTGGAAACCAATAATCTTCAAGCATAGACATATGATTTTTACCGTCTTTAACTTCACCAGTAACACCATCATATACTACTTTATTCTTATATTTATTCATAACATCACTAAGATATTGTTCAGCTTTCATCTTAGGTAGATTACCAACATCTATATAAAATACTCTCCTTTCTGGTGCTCGTGTATATCTATATATAACAGCAGAATTCTCAAGCATAACTAATTGATTTAAAGGTTTTATTGCCTTGTGTAAATGTCCAATTGTATGATTTTTCGTACCATCACGTATCCCTGATGATATGTAACTTATAGCATCCAATTGAATAGGTATCCCCTTTAAATCTATATCTCTATCAATACCATTTTCATTATATACATAATATTCTATTACAGATTCTATTATATTTTGATCGTTTTTTTTAACTTCTTTGATCTTTTTAATTTTTCTAGGATCTATTTTTCGTAATTCTTGTATACCTTCTTTCTTTTTATTTTCATCAACAATAATATGATAATATAATCGACCATCTACATACCAACTTCTAAATATATCATATCCAAAGTTAGAAAAATCTAACATTTTTAATATTACATCAAATTCCGTATATATGGCTTTAATCAATTTATCTGATAATAACGAATCATCTGATACTTCCATTTTAACCGGACTTGTATCATCTGTTATTACGGATTCAGATACAATATCATCTATGGCTAATTCAACTTCAGCATTCATAGACATATATCTATATTTATTAATTAACTCAGAATCAGTTTTAAAAGTATTATCAAAATTAAAATAAGAACCAGAAAAATTGGCAGAATTAACTACTACCGCATTTTCTGGTTGCTCTTCAGTCTTTTGAACAAAGGATTTTAATTCTTTCTTCTTTGTTTTGCCTAATGTAAATCCAAATAATTTCATTATATATTCACCTTATTAATCATCCTTTATCTCTAAATTAGATAATGTTGTCTTATCATGCTTCTCTTCGTGCCAGTTATAGGCGAATGATACTGTATACTCTTCTATTGCATCATTCGTATCCCATCCTAACTCAATTGATCCAATTTCAGTAGGATATGCTCCATTTAAAAAAACAGCAAATGTAGGTTTTAAATCTTGTCCTAATTGGACAACCTTCAATGTAGCACGAATTCGGTTATCCATGAGAGAATATTTTCCATTAGAACAACATGCCTTTTGCCATGTTGATAATAATTTCCTGATAGTATAACCCTCATCATTCAAAATAGTTATCGACCATGTATCATGAACCCTATTACCAACCGATTTAATTGAACGTCCCATATATGGAACATCAATTGACCCAATAGTATCAGATGGTATGCTGCTAGCTTTAGCTAAGAATGGAATATCTTTTGCCATTGTATCAAAATCCGTCTGAAAATCCTCAATCTCCTTTGAGACAAAATCGCTCCTACCTGTTAATAAACTTGTTAACGTAGAAGCATCATCATCGTCGCCTTTGGCCAAATCTAAATTTATCCTAATATAAAATAGATTTGGCCTAGCTAGATTTTTCGGGCCGGCAACCCTGTTCTTAAAACTATCTAAATCCATTGCCATAAATCACCCCTACGCGGTTTTAGTCCAATAATTATAGGCAAAAGTCACAGTATATTCCTCAATAGAATCATTTGTATCCCACGCTAATTCAATAGATGAAATTTCAGTAGGAAACATATCTACAAATTGATACACAGCTCCTTCACCACCATCTACTTTTTTTTGTGTTACTGTTGCACTAAGTCCTGTCAACTGTGCCCCTGTATTCAACTCTGGATTATTCATAGCAATCATCATATTTTCCAACTCAGTTCTAATACCAAAACCCTCATCATTCAACACAGTGATTTGCCAATCCTCATATGTTCTATTCCCTTGTACTTTCACTACCCTACCCATATATGGTACGTCTACTGAAGCAATAGTAGATGCCGGTATTGATGCAGCTTTAACTAAAAGCTTTGTATCTTGGATAGTTCCGCCAGCAAAACTAACCTCAAATAAATTAGGTCTAGCCCCATTTGCAAAAGCCCCTTTAAAACTTGATATATCCATTCTTTTTCTCCTTTTAAATATCTATTATCTGTTGCCAACAACTTCACTAAATTCTACACCATTTCTTACGGCAACAAAATTCAATCGTATGAAATTAATGGATCTACTTGGTTTTATGTATATATCACCAACAAATTGTCCAGCATCAACTACATCTGGTGGATTATTTGTTTCGTCACATATTACAGAGAAATCATATACTCCCTGTCTAGCTTTAACCAAAGTCAAAAATGGTTCAACCATTGCCACAAATTGTGAACGTGTAAACGTGTCATTAAATTCAAATAAAGTATATACTGAAGCTTTAGATATTATTTTTTCAAGCACTATAAATAATCGTCTAACATTAATTCTATCAAACGCAGATGGTCTAGACATAAATGTTTTGTCACCATATAATATAGTACCTTGTCCTGGAAATGATACTATAGGATTGATAGATTTTAAATATAACTTATCTCTATCTATCTTAGTAAAATCCATATATAATTTAACTACATTCTTAATAGTTCCTCTATTAAATCCTGCTGGAGAAAACCATGGATCTTTATCTGTATCCGTTCTAGAGAAAACACCACCCATATCTCCACAAAATGGTACCCAACGATATTTATCATTATATACATCATATTGTCGTTTATAATTAGAGTCTGCAACGGCATAAGAAGTAGAGATACCTACTGAATCATACCACGCCACAACATTATTTATATCTTTAGTTGCATATACACTTTCTGGTGCAGAAAAAATAGTAACACAATCTTGACGTGTAACTGACAATTCTATACTATGACGAATGACATTAGTATATGAATCTCCCAATAAATGATAACCACCACTTAATATCATAGCATATTCAATTTGTTCTGGATTTGAAATCACATCAAAACTACTAATAAGTTCTGATGATGTTGGTGATTCTGTAGCACCACCAGACAAAACATAAGAAGTATTACTAGAATCTAATGACATATAAACTTCTTTAGTAACTCCATCAATTGTGATTAAATCATTCTTCCATACGAAATTAGTAGGGAATGCACCAGCTTCTTTAAATCCAGAAGGTACTTGTAATGCATATATATATGATGAATTAGCATTAATATAATCAATAAAATTTCTATTTTCAGTACCAGGAACTACTAGAGATTTAGTCAAATTATCAAAAATTTCAAAATTTTCTACAACATTTTGTTTATCATCTTTAAACACTTCAATTATAACTGCAACGTCGTTGTCATCTGTTGGTAATATCGATAATGAATTACCAAGAGCATCATTTAAATATGTGGCACTATCTAACATAGTAACTTTTATTCTATTACCAAATTCTCCTGGATATCTAGCAGCAAAAACTCCATTTGCTCCATCACCACCTGAATACATTAACGCTTGTTCTTCCGTTAATATTTGTGTCGGATTAGAATCTATATAACTAAATGGAACACCTGTTACGTGTAACGATAACGGAGTAGTACCCGTTATTGCGTTTCCTAAATAAAGTTCCGAATATCCTAGCACAGTAGGATATATAGAATACCCAGTATTTTCATTTACCCCAACACCATCTACTGTGACAACTATAGCCGTTCCATTAGGTGTTAATCCATCTGCCAAACGAAATGTATTACGTGCTTCCAATGTAACAGTTACACCACCAATTGCTTTGATTGTATTTGATGAATCAAACTGCCAATCAGATTCAGTAGTAACTACATAACTGC